ATGGAATTGATGTAGGAAAAATTATACATAACGGTAGATACGTTGATAAAATTATACATAACGGAAATACGGTGTATACAAAACCAGTTCCTACAATTGTTGCAGGTGATAATATTGCTGTAAATGGAGATATGGAAACCGGCGATCCGCCTACTGGATGGGTGCCAAGCAATTCCACATTAGCTGCTGAAACAACTACTGTTAGCGAAGGTTTACAAGCGTTAAAAATTATAAACTCAACATCTTATGGGAAAGCATATCTACCCGTAACTACTGAGGCTGGTTCATGGTATAGAATAACCGCAGATATACACAAAGGCGATTGTTCGGCGGTTGGATTTG